CGTGTTCCGAAATTCAACCGGATATCAGTTTCGTCTCGGCGAAGGCCAGAACGCGCTTAATGCGGCAAGCGGCGGACGCGGCGTTTCTCGGTCGGGCGCAGCGGTCAAGTCGCTCGCTAACTATAACCAAAACATGGCGTCGAATGAATTTGGCAATTACATGGGATATCTCGGCAATCAGCAGGGCATTGGATTACAGGGCGCGTCCGCATTGGCTGGCGTCGGGAATAACTTTGTCAGCCAGCAAAGCGCAAACAATGACAGCGCCGGAACAGCTGCTGCAAATGCCGCCCTATTAAGGGGGCAGGCAAATGCGGATATGTTCGGCCAGATAGGTAGCAGCTTCGGTAAGCTAGGCGGGACGATATTTGGTGGATCGGGCAATGTCGTGAAGCAATCCAATGGGCTGCCCGGAATATACTAATGAAAACACTAGAGGAATTGCGCCAAATCCGCGCCAAGTGTGTTGGCCGGGTGGGCTATAAAGAACGGCTTGAGGCTGTTGAACGTGAAATAGCAGAACGGGAGAACGCTGGTGGCAGTTAATGTAGATTTTGGGATATTGCGCCCGGTTGATGTTGGCGGGCAATTTACAAACGCATTTCGTCAAGGCGCAGAAGATCGGGCGCAGTCGGAAACCAAAAGTGCACTTTCCGCGCTGGCTGCTGATCCCAATGCAGACGTTACCAACCTGATTAAATACAATCCGCAGGCATATCAGGCGATCCAGGCACAGCGTCAGAAAGCGCAGCAGCAGCGGACGGTTGGCGATGCACTGACCGGCAACGCGCAGGCTCGTAAAGAGGTAGCTTATTTCGATGCTCCTATGTTTTTGGAGATGGAAGGCAATGCGCGTGAACAGGCCAAGGAAGGCTTGAAGGCCATCGGCCAGCTTGTCGAATGGGCAGATACGCCAGAGAAGTTTGACGCGGCTGTTCGGCAATTGGGGCCGGAAGGTGCTCAATATCTAGGCCGTTTTAGTGAACGCGAGGCGATACTTGCCCAGACCGGCGAACTGATGAACAGCATGGAACGCGCTGAGCCGTCTATTGGGTATGTCCCGAATGATGCAACCGCATTTGCCAAAAATGCATCGGGCGAAAATGTATTGCAGGCTTTGAACAGGCAGCAGCCGCAGGGACAGCAGGGGCAGCCACAAGGCACCTATGTGACGCGGGAACAAATAGACACTATCAAGCGGTCTATGGGCGGCAATCAGAATCAGGTTGACCAGTATATCCAGAACCAAGGGCTTTCTGTGGTTGATGAGGTCCAGACCGGCCCAGACGGCAAGCAATATTTCCTGATAAACGGCGCTGTTTACGATAACCCAAGGGGTCAATAAATGCCACAAATCACAGATCCTAGCATTACTGGACTCTTTGGCGGCGGACAGCCTGCACAACAGGCAGCACCGACGATCTACCGGACGCAGCCAAAGCAGGTCGCGCCGCAACGGCCTGCTGAGGCGCAGGGTGATGCTCTGTCTAATCAACAGAAGCAGCAGTCGCTTGCCGAGGGGCCTTTGGATATTCAAAAAAAGCAGTTGGATATTCAGGAAAAACAGCAAAAACTTGATGCTGGCCCGACTGCGCAGGCCAGCGAAGGTGAACGCAAGAACGCCGCATTTTTCCGCCGCGCCATTGGTGCGAATGAGGTATACAATAGCTTGAATATTGGGCCTCGTTCGTATGTTGGAGACGCAGTGCAATCAACTGCGCCGGGTATTCTTAATCAGCTTCCCTCCGTCATAGGCAACAGTTCCGCACGGCAGCAGGCCGATGCTGCCGAACTTGAATTTGTGAGCGCGGTTTTGAGGTCAGACTCCGGTGCTGCAATCCCTGAAAATGAAATCGCCACAGCGATTAATCTCTATTTCCCGCAACCTGGCGACGGCGTTGCAGTTATTGAGCAAAAGAAAGAAGCTCGGCAGCGCGCTATAGACGGGCTTACATCATCTGCTGGACGGTTGGCTGGTGACGCAGCGAGCGGAAGTAAGCCATTAACCGTCGATGTCCCCAGCGGCCCACAGACCGGCACACCCGGCGAAAAGGTTGAGCGTTACGGTGTGATTGTCGGATTCTATGGGCCAGACGGTAATCTGGTCGAAATAGACACTGGCTCATACTTTGACGCAGACGGCAATCCTATTTCTGCGGACCAGTTGAATGCCAATGCAGAGAAGCAAATCAGCGATGGCGCGGACAGGCTTGACGAATTGTTAGGGCAGGGTGGTATTACCGACCGCATGAAGAGGGGACTTACACTTGGGTTCGGGGATGAAATATCCGGCCTCTCAGGTGGTATGATTGAAGCGATTAAGGGTGGCAATTTTGGTGGTGGCTATGTTCAGTCTAGAGACATAGCCAGAGAGCGGCAGCGCCGTATCGACGAACGCACAGGCTGGGCGGGTGATGTTGCGGAAATTGGCGGCAGTCTTTTCTTACCGGGTGGTGTGATTAAATCTGTAGGAAGCGCCGCCAAGGTTGGCGCTGCTTACGGAGCTGCCGGCGGTTTTGGATATGGCGAAGGGGCCAGAGGATCAACGCTAAACGCTTTGGTCGGGGCGGCTGCTGGCGGGACGATAGGCGCGGCGGGGCAGAAAATTGGAAACGCCTTAGCCGCCAAATCAACCAACAAGGCTGGCCTTAGCAACCGCGTTAATGCCTTGGCAACTGCTGGAAAGGCGGAGAATGTCACGGTAAATCGTGCAATGGCTAATCCTGCTTTGGAAAACAAGGTTACGGGCGCACAGGCCACTCTTACGGGCGGGCCAATCGTTGATCGTGCGTTAGGTAAAGTCAATTCCGAGATAGAGGCTGGCGTGAAACGATTGGGCCGTGATGGCACCGGATTAGATGAAGTTACGGGCGGCAATGTTATAACGAACGCAGCGCAGCGCAATATTGATAAAACAGGCAAGGCGGCTGCGGTAAAATATGGCCGTGCCGAAAAATTGGCTGGAAGCGCAAAGATTGCACCGAAAGAAGCAACATCCACGGTTGAGGCGGCGATCAAAGAATTGTCGGAAACTCCTAACACAAACTCGGCAGAAATTAAATTCCTTGATGGGCTAAAAGAAGACTTTGCAAAAGATATTAGTGTAGGCGGTTTGCGCCGGATGAGAACCACGCTTCGCAAGAAAATCGCTCGCGGCGAACTGGTGTTCGGGGAAAGTGAGGCGCGCGTTCTCTCCGTCATGGATGCTGCTGCCAATGATATACGGGCAGGGCTAACAGCCCAAGGTAAGCCAGCTGCTGCTAAGGCGTTTGACGCAGCCGACAAATCATACCGAGCGCGGATGGAATATATCAACGGGACGCTGCAAAAGGTAATCGGGAAGCGCAATTCTAACCTATCCAGCGAAGGCGTGTTCAAGAAGTTTATGGCAATGGCAAAGCCGGGGGGAGACTCTCAAGGGCTGCTCCGGTTCTATGCAACGCTATCACCAGAAGAGGCAGCAGACGTTTCAGCAACCTTTGCGGATTCCCTTGGTAAAAATAACAAGGGCAAGTTTACAACAGCGCAGTTTCTGAACCATGTTGAGAAAATGCCTAAGCAAGTTCGAGAAACGGTCTTCGGGGTTGAAGGATCGAAATCTATCGACAATCTTGTGATGTTGGCCACTGAACACAACCGCGTTTATGGGCAGCTGAACCATTCTCGGTCTGGCGTGGCTACGGCAGCAAGGGATTACCGCCAATGGCTAGGAGGGGCGCTTGGTATTGGCGGAACAATCGCTGGCGGCGGGGCATCTAGCGCAGTAGGTGGCGCTGCAATAGCTGCGGGTGCTTTGGTGAAGGACGCTGTTTCAGCAAATCTCCTTATGTCTCCCAGAATATCAAAATGGATTTTGAGCGCACCAAAGACAACAAGAAAAGCAGCTATCGATAAGCACTTTGCGCAACTCGGCAATATAGCAAAGGCAGAGCCTGCACTTGCGTCAGAGATCAACATCCTCCGGGACGCTATCTTCAAGGCAGCGAACGACAACACAGGCCGCGCAGCAGCCCAAGACTCCGAAAATAAAAACAGGTGAAAACCACCAAAAAAATGGTGCAGCAATAATCGCGTAAAATCTCACAATCCACAAATAGCAGAACCAAGGGCAATTTACAGCCCATTTTTTTATGAGGTAAATAAAATGTCCGCTAAACTATATTATAACGCATTCGTCCCGGCATTCTCTAACACAGGGGTGGCGATCTCTGGCGGACGTCTGTATTTCTATCTGACCACAACAACCACCAAAACTCCAATCTATTCAAATGTATCATTAACCACAGAACTGTCAAATCCGGTGGTTGCCAATAGCGCGGGCAAATATCCAGACATCTATCTGGATTCAACTGTAACATATCGCGTTGTGCAGACCGATAGCGTGGGCGGTGCAATCGGCGATGCTATTGATCCCCTTATCCCAGGAACTACGATTGAGGCGTCAGCAGAGACGCTTGCTGCTGCCGTAACCGCAACTACAAAGGCGGGAGAAGCGGCTGCAGCAGCCGCCCTAGCATCCCGCTATGCAAATGACGACACCGCCACCGATGTTGTAGGTGGTGCGGTGGGTTCCCGAGGGTCTAAATATTGGGGTGGTGTTTCGGCCACAAACGCTGACTTTGCAGAGGAATTTTCCGGCCCTGCTTATGCCAGCATAGCAGCGGGTGAAGCCGCCACCACGACAGGCCAATTCTTTCGGGTTGCAATCGGCACTACGCCGGAAACATATACTCGCTATGAGCGCACCGCTGGTGGGTCTGCTGTCGCGGCATCGCTGGCATCCACCGCCGACCTCGCATCCACCGACGCAGGTAAAGGTGCGACGTTGGTGGGATTCCGGCAAGACGCATCGGGGGCGGTGCCCCGCGATCTGCGAAGCAAGGGCAGCGATATTGTCTCTGTCCTTGATTTCATACCTCAAGCCGAACACGCGGCAATCCGAGCGCGAACGTCCACATTCGATGCCGGCCCCTATATCCAAGCCGCCCTCACCTATGTGGCAAGTGTAGGTGCAGAGTTGCTTGCCCCTTCGGGCACATATCCAACGTCTCAAGAGCTAGTCTATACTGGCGGCGGCATCAGGGGTGCAGGACCTTTCAGGACTATTTTCAAAGCGCAGACGGCTGTTGCGTCCGTTATTAAAATGGACGGCCCCAGCAGCGTCGTTGCTTGCAATTTGCAAGGCTTCGGCATCGACGGCAACAATCTAGCGACAGCCTGTTTCGATCAGGTTGATGGGCTTGAGCAAGGCTCTATTTTCAGAGACCTTCGTTTCGTTTCAGCCACTTTTGCCTGCTGGCACTCGCGGGCTTATGTTTATTCAGCGACCCTTGATAATATCAAAACGTCGGTTGCGCCGTATGGCGTTTATATGGTCGGCAATTCTCTGGGTAATGGGGCGGTATTCACCGGCTTTCGCGGATCGAACCATAGCGAGTGGGCGTTTTACTACTCGAACACTGGCGACAGTAATAGCGAGATATCTTTCAACGGCATCACGCTTGAAGGGAACAACGGCGGCGGAATGTTTCTGAAGCGGGTCCGCGCAACAATTCAATCCCCACACTTTGAGCAAAACGGCGAGGTCTTGGACCGACCGAACGTGTATCTAGAAAGCGGTAACACGATCATCACCCGCGCCGAAATTATTAAGCCCAGCTTGAGCACTCAGGGTGCGGCGCAGACAGACGCATTTGTAGGCGGCTCTACCTATAACCAATTCAAGATCGTGGGGGGCAATCTTAGTTCGAGCGTGGTCGTCAATATGAACAAGCACGCGACCGCTTGCGAGGTCGATTTGGTTGATGCGGCTTCGGGTATCACAGTCAAAAACTTCCTTTCCGAAACCCGCTCTGGCTTCGGCATATCCAAGGTGCGCGCAAACGTCTTTGGAACCTCGCCAACCTCGACCGGAATAGCTGCATTCGGGCGTGGCTTTGTCGAAGTTAAAGCGATGCGCCGGACCGGCGATGTAGTCGTCGCTGGCTCTTATCTGCTGGCGCTCAAAAATGCGCCCCCGAACCTGCTCAATTGGGTTATTAACGTAGCAGTCGCTACCACCGCCAACATCTCCCTAACAGGCGAGCAAACGATTGACGGGCTGACGACTGCAGCAAGCCGGGTGCTGGTCAAGGACCAAACCGACGCCAAGGAAAACGGGCTTTATGTCAGTGCTGCGGGCGCATGGGTTCGTGCTGCGGACGCCGACACCAGCGAAAAAATCAGGGGTATTGCAGTCGGGGTGACGGGCGGGGCGGCTGGAACCGGCACCAACCGGCATTTCAATTCATCGACCGCGACACTCGGCACCGACAACATCACATTCACCTCAATCACTCACGGCCTCGTTGCCTCCTTCATGGGCGGCACCGACGTTGCGACATTCTCGGTATCTCGGGGCGAAGTGATGATCGCGCGGGCGTCTGGCAGCGAAGGCAAGTTCTTCGTCTCGGGCGAGTTTTACCACATTCAAACGCAGAGGTTGTGATGGCATCTAGCCAAGCCACAGCGCCCGGAAGGACGAGGCCATGACGATCGAAGCGGATAAAATCTATGTTACGAAATCAAGCCGACAGCGGCGCGTCAGGATTACACCATGAACGACACAATTAAAGCAGTCAGGCAATCCCTTACACTGACGGAAGTCGGCGTGATTATATTATGACCGAACCCAGAAACACAACAGGTGAAGTTAATAAGGAGGATGTCCCAGCAGATGAACTTTCCACCAATTAAAATCATCGAAAACCGCAAGAGTGAGCAGGCTTGGAACGGCCCAACTGGCGTCAAGATTGCAACCGGCACTCGTTATTTCGCGGCTGTCTTAGCGCAGGAAACATATGAAGGCGCTCGGCTTATGGCTTGGTTCTGGCTCCCTGCGATTGCTATCGCCGTGGCGGCTTTCGCAGGGAGCCAGCCCATGTATTCGGTCGCTGCGATTGCATGGATTGCGCTGAATAGCTTTGGCCTTGTCCCGCCTAAATTCATGCGTGAACGGCGCGAGACGATGGGGCAGGCGATTGAGATTGCAGCAATCAAACTGTTTTACAAGCGACCTCCTGAGATGATGGAGTTTGAGTATCGCATCCAGGCGCGATCGATCGTGCGGCGCGATGCAAGCTACATATCCCAGAAGGGTTTTTACAAAGATATTGAGCCGATCGATCCTGCAATAATCACTAACCGATATTTGAAAAAAGACACGCACCCGTCAATCGAGGCGATGATTGCAAAGCTGCAAGCCAAAGCACCAGCGGCGGAAAAGTATGTTTTGAAACACTGGGCAAAGCTGGAAAAATGGCGACCGCTTGGCGAAGAAAGCAAGGGTTATTGATATATGGCTGACACGATTAAAACAGTTCGCTCTGCGCTAACAATAACCGAATGGATAGCGATAGGCTCGTTGGCTATCTCAATTTGCGTCGGCATATTTACCGGAGGGGTTATGTACGGTCAGGTTGATAAAAACTCGCAAGACATCGCGGAACTGAAGCCAAAAGTTGACGCCATATCTACCAAGATTGAACGGATCGACGCCAATGTCGAATTTCTGGCTGGGCTGGCCAAAGAAGAACGGGCGCGGCGATAATGGATAGGAGACTGATATGCCATTAGCAAACGACACACCGCTATTTGCCGCGATCCGCAACATTGCGGGGCCGCTGAACCAACGGCAAGTCCAGATGATTAAGGCGGCGCTGATTGCGTCCGATCATTTTGACCCGCTGCCAGTGCCAGCCACTCGCGCAACAGGCCGCTATGATATGTCGGAGAAAGGCATCCAGCACCTCAAGGACAGCGAGCAGTTCCGCTCCAATGCTTATCCAGACCCCGGCAGCCGTGACGGAACACCCTGGACGGTCGGCTATGGCGCGACGGGTTCAGGCATCCGGAAAGGCACTGTCTGGACGGAATTGCAAGCGGCTGAATGGCTGATCGCATATGTCCGCAATCTTGAAGACCAGATCGAAAAGATGATCGGCAACACTCCAACGACGCAAGACCAGTTTGATGCGCTGGTTCACTTCGGTTACAACATCGGAACGTCTGGCCTCCGCAATTCGACATTGCTCAAAAAGCATTTGGCGAAAGAGCATGAGGCTACCGCTTTGCAGTTCCGGCGATGGGTATTCAATGACGGCAAGAAAATGGCGGGGCTGGTCAATCGCCGCAATCTCGAAGAGCGTATGTATCGGGGGTTGGTGTGATTACCCGCCGAACATGGTTTGATCATGTTGTCGGGCTGCTGCCAATCGCTGGCGGGATAGGTATCGTGGCAGCACTCCTCCGTATCGAAATACCAGAGGGGAATGAGGATACGCTTATATTCGCGCTCGGCCTCATTCTCGGCTGGGGTGGCACGGTCATCAATAACCGCTTTAGTTCATCCAAAGGCAGCGAGGACAAAACCGCAATGCTGGACGACCGCACAGTAACGATTGACCAGCCCGTAGACGATCCGATCCCGACAAAGGAATCCGACCAATGAACGACATAGCAAAATACATCGACCGCGCCGTGATATTCGGCAAGCGCAACTGGCAGCCGTTCGCGGTCGGGGTTGCGATCGGCGCGGCTATCGGGTTTCTGGCTGGATTGGGGATTGAGTGATGCTCCCGAAATTCCTCACCACACTTGCCGCCAAGCTAATCATGGCCGCTATTCTGGTCGCTGTAGTGCTTTTAAGCGTCAAATCATGCTCTGACGGGCGCAAGGCGGGGGAACAGGGCAAGCAGGCTGGTAGGGAGGCTGTAGCGGCCACTGAGACAGCAAAGGACGTTGCGGCTACCGTGATCGCCAATGCCGAAGAAAACGCCTCACTGGACGACCTCGTGGCCGAAACACAAAGGGAAATTGAAAATGCGACTGATGCTAAAGTTAGCGGTGCTGCCGCTCGTGCTGCTATCTGCCGGATGCACGACAATCCTAAACCGAGCGGATGTTAGCTGCTTTGGATATATACCGGATAGCTGGCAAATGCCCGTTCCATCAGCCCCGTTGCCAGCGGAAGGCGATACCGATTTTAAAGAGGCTAAATCATGGCAGTCGTTCGGTGTTGCTCAGACCGGCCAGCTTGTAAAATCAAACAACCGCAACGCCGACACTCTGCATATCCTTGGTGAATGCGAGCGCCGATATAATGCCGCCAAGCCTCGGAAAAAACTATTGGGCATTTTCTGATGGATTATGACAAGCTGCTTGAGTTCTGCACCACCGCAAAACAGCAGGAACTGGTCAGGGCTGTTGATATTTGCAACGGCAATGTTGCCAACGCTTGCCGCCTCCTGAAATGGGATGGAGCAGGAACTATTTATCGCCGGATGTTCAGGCAGATTAAGGCGGCTGCGGCGAAGTCTGGTTATGCGCCGGAATCATCAAACATGAAAGGCGGTGCGCCGGACGGCTACGCGGTTAAGCGGCATAGTGCCAGATTCGACAAGGACGGCAACGCGGCGGGTGGCTGGCTTATCAGCGAACCAACCAAAGAGCAGGCATGGGAAGCATTCACTGAGGCGGCTAATGATGTAGTGGTGCAGCTTAAGGGATTATCCAAGCCGACGCCCGCGCCAAAATATACAGATGAAGACCTATTGACCGTCATCCCGATGGGGGACCCCCATTTTGGCCTCTTAAGTTGGGCAATGGAAACGGGCGAAGACTTCGACCTAGAGATTGCGGAGCGGCTCACGTTTAATGCTGTTGACCGCCTAGCGTCCATGACGCCTTCGACCGGCGTGGCATTGTTGCTTAACTTGGGTGATTATTTTCATGCAGACAACGGAACAAACAGAACACCTCGCGGCAATAATGTGCTGGACGTCGATGGGCGGTTCTCGAAGATTGCCAGCATCGGTTTCCGCGCCATGATACGATGCATAGACCGCCTACTAGAAAAACACGGCAAGGTTCTTGTGCGGAATAATCGCGGCAACCATGACCCGCACCAAGCGGCGATGCTCACAATCGCAGTTGCAGCATATTATCACGACAATGCACGGGTTGATGTTTCAGACTCACCAAGCGGGTTCTATTTCTATCGTTTCGGTAAGGTGTTGATTGGCTCGACGCATGGAGACGGCGCGAAACTAAAAGACCTTCCTTTGATTATGGCGAATGATGCGCCGGTTGATTGGGCCGCTTCTATGTTTCGCGTTTGGCATTGTGGGCATTTTCATCATGACCAAGTTCTAAAGGATTTAGTAGGATGCACGGTTGAAACACACCGGACGCTTGCCGCTGGCGATGCTTGGCACAGATACGAAGGTTATCGGGCTGGGCGGGGTATGAAGGCAATTGTTTATCACAAAATGTATGGCGAAGTTAGCCGCGTCCGTTGTGGCGTCGAAATGTTGGAGGCAGCATGACCCTACCCTGCGAAACAATCGTCCACAAAGCCCGCGAAATGCTGGTTGCATCGAAACAATGGGGCGGGGCTGTCGAAAAGGGCATTTTAAGCGGGGCGTTCGATCATGGCAGCATCATTGCGGAATGGTTCGACCGGGCTGAACAGGACTTACTCAAGCACCAGATTGAGGACATATCGGATGATTGACCCAATATCCCCGCCACATTATCAGGCGCACCCTTCCGGCTCCGAATGCATCGAGATAACTGAACACTTCAACTTCTGCCTTGGCAATGCCAT